AGAGAAATGGAGTACGAATACACAATAAAACCTTCGAAGAATATTTCCATCCCGTTGATGGTGAATACGTCTACACTCAGTTCAACTTAAAAACAACAACAACAAGACCATCAAATAAATTTAAAAATGTAAATTATGCCGCACTTAATAAAGAAAACGGATGTAGAAAAAGTTTTATACCACGTAATAATAGGCTTGTGGAAATTGACATCAGCGCTTACCATCCTAGCTTGTCTGCTCGCCTTATTGGTTATGATTTTGCCAATGTTGATATTCACGCTCATTTTGCAACCCTATATGGAGTGGATTATAAAAAATCGAAAGAACTTACCTTCAAACAGCTCTATGGAGGCGTTTTTGATAATTACAAAGGCTTGGAATTCTTTCAAAAAATCGAAAAATACGTATTAAGTCTCTGGAGTAAGTTTGAAAGCGACGGGTTTGTAGAATGTGAGGTTTCTGGATATAGATATGAAAAGGAAAAATTGCAAAATATGAATCCGCAAAAACTCTTTAATTATATATTACAAAATTTGGAGACGTCAATGAATGTTCGTATATTATGGGATATGTTTTGTATACTAAGAAATTGCAAAACAAAATTGGTATTATATACTTATGATTCGTTTTTATTTGATTTAGACGATAGTGAGGAAAATATACTAGAAGAAATTAAAAATGTATTTAAAAAATACAAATTAAATATTAAAGAAATAGAAGGTTATGATTACAATTTTACAGAATAGAACCAATACGTATAATGCGAATTATGATGTTATAAAAGACATCCAAAACGCAGGAGATTTGAATAATAAATTATTTTGTACGTTTACAGACCTAGATGGTTTAGACGCACTTATTGAAGATATACAGTCAAAATATACAATTATATACAACAAAATGTTTGTCCTCGAGATCGTGGGTAAAGATGAATATGTTGTAACTTATAATGTAGACCAAGGAAATGTACATACAATACCAGATAATACTATTTTAGTACATAGAAAAAAGGAATCTAATACCTTATACACAATTAATGCCCTTAACGAACTTATTAAAAAGTTAAATGGTGGTGTAGTAGACACTAAATATAAAGTAGATTGGCAACATTATAGAAATTGTGTTTTACTTACACAGCACAATGATTTAAATCAATTAAATACAAAAATACATAAAATAATCGAAGTATAATTTGGTTCCCCAAATTCCATTTCGTATATTAGGTTACATATAAACAGTTATAATTAAAAATAAGTTACAATTATGGATTTAAATGCACTAAAGCAGAAATTGGATACCCTCCAATCCAAACCACAGGGTCAAAAAACAGATTACTCAACCATTTTTTGGAGACCTACAGTAGGTAAACAGCAAATTAGAATCGTACCATCAGCGTATGATGCTTCAAACCCATTTACTGAGTTGAAGTTTTATTATGGTATTACTAATAAGGTAATGATTTCACCTACTAATTTTGGTGAAAAAGACCCAATTGCTCTATTTGCTGGAAAACTACGTGAAGGTGAGTATAATAAAGAGAACTATGTGTTAGCTAAAAAGTTAGATGCTAAAAACCGTATTTTCGTTCCTGTAGTAGTACGTGGAGAAGAAGATAAAGGTACTAGATTATGGCAATTTGGAAAGCAAGTATATGAAGAATTATTAGCACTTGCTGTCGATGATGAAATTGGAGATTACACTGATATTGTAAATGGTAGAGACCTTACAGTTGAAACAGTAGGACCAGAATCAACTGGTACTCCTTATAATAAATCATCAGTACGTGTTCGTTTAAAAACTTCTCCACTTAGTGAAGATGCTTCTCAAGTAGAAGAATGGACAAATAAACAACCAAACCCAAAAGATGGTTTATTTAAACGTTTCAGTTTTGATGAAATGAAATCAGCGTTAGAAAAATGGTTATCACCAGAAGAAGATTCTGAAGAAATCGTAGCAACACCCGTTACATCAACACCAAAACCACCTTCAAATTTTAGTTTAGATACTAATCAAGCTAAACAAAGTAAGGTAGATAAATTTGATTCTTTATTTGATAGTAAAGATAGTACTAACGAAGTTGATGATCTACCTTTCTAAATATGGCAAGAAAACCATCGAAGTCTCTCTCGGCGGCAGTGTCCGCCGAGATTAAGAGCAAATTTGATTTAAATAAGTTTAAATCGTCTAAAGGTTTAGATAAAAACGTCAAATTTAAGGAACAAAAATGGATACCATTATCTCCTGCTTTTCAAGAAATTGCTGGGGTACCTGGAGTACCAATGGGACATATTTCATTACTTAGGGGACACTCTGATACAGGAAAAACAACTGCTCTACTTGAAGCAGCAGTATCAGCACAAAAAATGGGGATATTACCTGTTTTTATTATTACTGAGATGAAATGGAATTGGGAACATGCCGCTCAAATGGGATTAGAAGTTAAACTAATCAAAGATGATGAAGGTAATGTTATTGATTATGAAGGAAACTTTATTTATGTTGATAGAGAAACTTTACATACTATTGAAGACGTAGCAGCATTTATAATGGATCTACAGAATGAACAGAAAAAAGGTAATTTACCGTATGATTTAGCATTTTTCTGGGATAGTATTGGATCAATTCCTTGTGCAATGTCAGTTGAAAAATTGAAAAATAACAATGAATGGAATGCGGGAGCAATGTCAACACAATTTGGTAACACGGTTAACCAAAGTATTGTAATGTCTCGTAAAGAATCATCACCATATACTAATACTTTAATTTGTATTAATAAAGTATGGACTGCCAAAGCAGAATCACCTATGGGACAACCAAAAATGATGAACAAAGGTGGAATGGCAATGTGGTATGATGCAACATTTGTAGTTACATTTGGAAATGTCTCTAATGCTGGAACATCTAAAATTAAAGCAATTAAAGGTGGTAAACAAGTTGAATGGGGTAAAAGAACAAACTTACAAATTGATAAAAACCATGTTAATGGTATGCAATCAAGAGGTAAAATTGTTATGACAAACCATGGATTTATCCAAGATACAGATAAGGATAAAAACAACTATAAGAAAGAACATTCAGATGAATGGACTAAAATCTTAGGTGGTGGAACATTTAAAATTGTAGAAGACCAAGAAGATGTAACCCCTGTACTTTACGACGTACAAGACTTATAAACAAAAACATGAAACACAAAGAGTTATTTAATCTTCTGGATGATATCCAGGAAGATCAGGAGATCCCTACCCAAAATAGACACGACAGAGTATTAATCTTAGATGGTTTAAATTTATTTTTTAGAAATTTTGCTATGATGAATATGGTTAATCCTGATGGAGTTCATATTGGTGGGTTAGGAGGATTCTTTCGCTCTTTGGGTGCTATGATTAGACAAACAAATCCAACTTCTGTTTATGTAGTATTCGACGGAGCAGGTTCAACAGTAAATCGTAAGAACCTGCTCTCCGAGTACAAGGGAACAAGAAATTTATCTAGGATTACTAATTGGGAAGCATTTGATAACATTGAGGAAGAACATGACTCAAAAATCGACCAAATTGTACGTATAATACAATATCTAAAGCTATTACCTGTTAAAACCACCATACTCGATAAAGTAGAAGCGGATGACATTATAGCCGTGTTAGCTGAAAAATTAGTAGAAAAACACGATTCAACTTGTTTTATAGTATCTAGTGATAAAGATTTCCTACAGTTAGTAACAGATAAGATTATTGTTTATAGGCCAATGGAAAAAGAATATTATACTCCTAAAACTGTAGAAGAAAAATTTGGTTTAAAACCCTCTAACTTTATTTTACACAAAACACTATTAGGAGATAGTTCAGATAATATCCAAGGTATTAAAGGATTAGGTGCAAAAGGTATATTTAAAAAATTTCCTGAATTAAAAACCCATGATTTAACTTTAGATGATATTTTCGACATATCTGCTAGGAAGTTCAAGGACCATGTTGTATATTCCCGCATTGTTCAAGAACAATCTAGGATTGAAACTAATTACAAAGTTATGGATTTAAGCACTCCAATGATTGATGATAAAGGAAAAGAACATATAGACAATTTAATAGATGAAGATTTACCTGAATTTAATTCTGAAATGTTTATCTCATTTTACAATGAAGACAAACTAGGAGGAATGATCAGAAATTTAGATTCATGGTTAAAAGATATATTTGCTCTATTTCCAACTTATGAAAAATAAAAAGGTTATAAATGACATTAAATAGTATAAATCAGTACGGACATGATTTTCAAATTAAAGTATTATCGTCTCTGTTAACTCATAAAGAATTCCTTACGAATATTCATGATATTATATCAGAAGAATATTTCGAAAACCAGGCACAAAAATGGGCGATTAAAGAGGTACTTAACTATTATGATAAGTACCATACTACTCCCTCATTAGATATATTAAAAGTAGAATTACAAAAGGTAGATAATGAAGTACTACAGATATCTATTAAAGAACAATTAAAACAAGCATTTGTTAGCTCGGATGATGATTTAGAATACGTACAAGAAGAATTTACTAATTTTTGTAAAAACCAACAATTGAAGAAGGCCTTAATGTCGTCTGTGGACTTATTGAAAGCAGGCGATTTTGATGGTATTCGTTTTATTGTAGATAATGCTTTAAAAGCAGGACAGGATAAAAATATAGGACATGAATATGTTAAAGATATTGAAGAACGTTATAGAGAAAATTCAAGAGAAACTGTACCTACCCCTTGGGACAAAATTAATAACTTATTACAAGGTGGATTGGGAAATGGAGATTTTGGTCTCATATTTGGTAATCCAGGAGGTGGTAAATCTTGGTCATTAGTAGCATTAGGAGGACATGCTGTAAGATTAGGATATAATGTCTTGCATTATACACTTGAATTAGGGGAAGAATATGTTGGTAAAAGATATGATGCTTTTTTCACTAAAATCCCAGTTAATAAAATAGATTCTCAAAGAGAAAAAGTGGAAGAAATCATACCTCAATTGCCAGGTAAATTGATAATTAAAGAATACCCAACAGGTAGAGCATCAGTCTCAACTATTGAGTCACATATTGCGAAAAGCACAAGTATGGGAGTTAAACCAGATTTGGTAATTATTGATTATGTAGACTTACTTTCATCAAGAAAAACAAATCGTGAACGTAAAGATGAAATTGATGATATTTATACAAGTACTAAGGGATTAGCTAGACAGTTAGATATACCAATTTGGTCTGTTTCACAAGTTAATCGTGCAGGTGCAAACGATAACGTGATACAAGGAGATAAAGCAGCAGGATCGTATGATAAAATAATGATAACTGATTTTTGTATGTCTCTCTCACGTAAAAAAGAAGATAAAGTTAACAACACTGGTAGATTCCATTTAATGAAAAATAGATATGGAATGGATGGAATTACCTTTGGTATTGAAGCTGATACTTCTACTGGACATTTTATAGTAAAAAATGAATATGTTGAAGGGGATGAACCTGAAGCAGCAGCATTACAACCACGTTCTAATAAATTTGATACTGATGTAGATAATTTCGATAAACAATTGTTACGTAAGAAATTTTTTGAATTAAATCCTTAAATAAAAAAACTAAATGGCAAAAAAAGACATCACACAAGAAAGAATTGTTTACAAACCTTTCGAATACCAACAAGCCTCAGATTATTGGCTTAAACAACAACAAGCACACTGGTTACATACCGAAGTCCCAATGATGAGTGATGTTAATGATTGGAAACAGAATTTAGAACCCCATGAAAAAAACATTATTGGTACAATTTTAAAAGGTTTTGCTCAAACTGAAACTGTAGTAAATGATTATTGGACTACCTTAGTAACTAGTTGGTTTAGAAAACCTGAAATAATTAAAATGGCTGTTACATTTGGAGCATTTGAAACTATCCATGCTGAAGCATATTCATTATTAAATGAAGAATTAGGATTAGATAATTTTGCAGAGTTTTTAGAAGATGAAGCCACTATGGCAAAAATTGAGGCATTAACTGAAGTTAGAGATTCACATGATGGTACTCCTAATTGGCATGAAAGAGCAAAATCATTAGCAGTCTTTTCTGCGTTTACGGAAGGAGTTAATTTATTTTCTTCATTTGCAGTATTATTATCTTTTAAATTAGACAATAAACTTAAAGGAGTAGGTCAAATTGTAGAGTGGAGCATCAGAGATGAATCATTACATTCAGAAGCAGGTTGTTGGTTATTCAGAACGCTAATGCAAGAACATCCAGAATACAACACACCAGAATTACAAGCTGATATAGAAGAAGCAGCTAAATTATCTTTAAAATTAGAATTAGATTTTATTGATAAAGTGTATGAAATGGGAGATTTAAAAGGTTGTCCCAAATATGATTTAATTTCATTTATTAAACATAGAGTAAACACTAAAATGAGTGATTTAGGATATGGACCTATAGTTAATGGGATAGATAAAGATGCAGTAAAAAGAATGAAATGGTTTGATAGCTTATCAGCAGGAAAACAACATACAGATTTTTTTGCAAACAGAGTAACAAATTATAGTAAAGGTGTTCAAAATTGGGACGCAAACAGTTTATTTTAAAATATGGAAAACAACGCATTACAAGTAGATTATACAAATTGGGAAAAAGGAAAAAACTACCCAGAATGGATGGATGAAATTTCTTTAGCAACTATATCTAAAGGTTATTTACTCCCAGGAGAAGATGTAAAAAAAGCATATAGAAGAGTTTCTAATGCCTCTGCTAATAGACTTAAAAAACCAGAATTAGCTAATAAATTCTTTAAAATTATGTGGAATGGTTGGTTAGGATTAGCATCACCTGTATTATCAAATATGGGAACTGATCGTGGTTTACCAATTTCGTGTTTTGGTGTTGATACACCCGATTCAATACGTGGAATCGGTTTAACTAACGCGGAACTAATGAAATTAACAGCATCCGGTGGGGGTGTAGGTATTTCGTTAAATCGCATTAGAGAACGTGGAACTGAAATCTCAGGAAATGGTAAAAGTGAAGGTGTAGTACCCTGGGCTAAAATATTTGATTCATCAATTATTGCTACTAACCAAGGTAATGTTCGAAGAGGAGCAGCATCTGTTAATTTAGATATAGAACATGGAGATATAGAAGAATTCTTACAAATTCGTAGACCAAAAGGTGATCCAAACAGACAATGTCTAAATTTACATCAATGTGTTGTTGTAGGAGATTCATTTATGAGAAAGCTAGAAGCAAGAGACCCAGAAGCAATGAATAGATGGGCTACTGTTTTAAAGTCAAGAATGGAAACAGGTGAACCCTATATAATGTATAAGGATAATGTTAATAAAGATAACCCAATAGCTTATAGACTAAATAATTTAGATGTAAGTATGACAAATATTTGTTCTGAAATTACATTATTTACAGATGAAGAACATAGTTTTATTTGTTGTCTATCTTCTATGAATTTATCTAAATATGATGAATGGAAAGATACAGATGCCGTTGAATTAGCTACTTGGTTCCTAGATGGAGTAATGCAAGAATTTATTGATAAATCAGCAGGTAAAACTTCATTAGAAAGAACATATAACCATGCTCGTAAAGGTAGAGCTTTAGGTTTAGGTGTAATGGGTTGGCATTCTTTCTTACAACAAAAAGAATTACCCTTTAATTCAATAGCATCTACAGCACATACTCATAATATATTTTCAGACATTAGGAGTAAAGCAGAAAAAGCATCTATGGCCTTAGCTCAAGAATATGGAGAACCATTATGGTGTAGAGGTACAGGTATGAGAAATACACATTTATTAGCAATTGCTCCAACAGTATCTAATTCAGTTATTTGTGGGGGTATTAGTGCTGGTATTGAACCTCTACCTGCTAATATTTACACTTTTAATGGTGCTAAAGGTACTTTTATTAGAAAAAATAAAGTATTACAATCCATTTTAATTGAAAAGGGTGAAGATAAAGATAAATGGTGGGATCAAATGTTAGCTGAGGATGGTTCAGCACAAGGTTTACCAGATAATATTCTAAACCCAGAAGAAAAAGAATTGTTTTTAACATTCCCTGAAATTAATCAATTAGAATTAGTGCGCCAAGCGGCAATTAGACAACGTTATATTGATCAAACACAATCGTTAAATCTATCTTTTGATGTGAATGATTCACCAAAATGGATTAATCAAGTACATTTAGAAGGTTGGAAATTAGGAATTAAAACATTTTATTATCTAAGAACTGATAGTGTTATTAAAGGAGATTTAGGTTCTCGTATGGCCGATTGCGTTTCATGCGATGGTTAAAAATATTATGAAAGAGAGATTAAGGAGAGTGCATTAGCACTCTCTTTTTTTATATTTATGAGCAAATAAAGTTGTTAAATAATATAGTTATCTACGTAAATAAATAAATCAAACTATATGAAAAAAATATTATTAATATTTGTATTTTTAATAACTTTACCTTCTTACGGTCAAGAACCAGCGACACCAGGTAAAAACAAATTTTTTAAATCACTTTATAAAGATTTTCTTAAATATGGAACAGTCTACGGAGCTGGAGATATAAATAACTCTGTAGAAGCAGCAGAACCTACTTATTTTTTAAGAACTAACCCAGATGGAAGTTTATATTCCATCCCAGACGTAGTAGATAATACAGAAACATTTCCATTTGATTATAGATATGGATTTGGTATTAGAAAATTAGCAAGGTTTGATTATGAAAGAAAACCTAAAAACTATTATGATGGTACAGAAGAACAATTAGTATTTGGTGCACCAACATCTGCGGTACAAGGTTTAGAATATCAATTCCATTATGAAAAAGAAAGATGGAGAGGTGAAGATTTTACTAATTTTAATTATTTTTTAAAACATACAGGTAAATACCATATTGTAAAAGTACAATCAAGAGAAGTAGGTAAAATTAACTTAAATTATAAATCAGCAGAAGTAAGAGCTAGATTACCTATTGGAAAAAAATTCTCATTTTCAGCTGGGGCAATAGCTAGAGGACATGAAAGAGCTTATGGGTATAATCCTATCGAAATATGGTTAAATGAAACTGATGAATTCGGAAACGCAATTAACCAATGGTATACATTAGGATATGAAAATGGATACACTGATGTTTTCTATACATCAACAGATGCTAATGGTAATGTAACTAACGATTGGTGTTGGATAGATGAGAATGGAGTACAGGTAGCACACTCTGACTTAAGCTTTAGAGAAAATATAATGCCTATGTTAATGAATGAGTTTAATGGAAGAGCTTGGGATTTATTAGATCCTTGGATTGAAGTTGCTCCTATAGTAGGGTTTGATTTTTACCACTACAAAAGAAATTTTTGGTTACATGCTTACGGAAATTTAATTTTACCATACCACAAATATGTTGCTGGAGAAGAAGAATTCAGTTATCTTAATAGAAACAATTGGGGTAGGGGTGGATTAAGACAAAATGCAGAATTAGAACAATGGACTGATTACTCATTTGGGGCATCATTAGGAACTAAAATAGGAAAAAATTTAGGAATTTTCATAGAAGGTGAATATTCTAAAATGTGGGATAGCAAGTTGTATCAAACAACATTCGGATTAAATTATACGTTTAAATAATTATGAAAAAATTAATATTACTTTTAGCACTTGCTATTTTCTTTGGTTGTACTAAGGATGAGATAGTAGTTAATGATGGACAACTAGTATTTGAAATTGCATTAGATGGTGATTCATTTGACCCATACGAAAGATACTCAGTTATAACCTCTTATGGTGGAGAAACATTAGGAATTGATGGTAAATTAAAAAAAATATTTATACTGTATCTTCAAATAGATGATGGAGAACCGAGATTAGATAGACAACATTTTGCAATGTATTTACTAGATTCAGATGCAGAAGATAATGGTTTATTATTGGATACAGGTACATATACTTGGGAAAATCCTAATAACAAATATGCTGGAGTAGAAATACCTGGTAACGATGAGTATATAGTTTGGAACGAAGTTATAGTAGGAGAGATTATCGAACCAGATGCTTTTTATGACCCTTCGTTAATTTGTTTAACTGCTGAGGGAGAATTTTATAACCCCTACATTCAACGAACTATGACATTATCAATGAGATTAGAAAACTTCCCAATAGGGCAAGATATAACATCAACACCTTACGGGTATTTATTAGATTAAATAAAATGGCAAAACAAATAGGTGAGGATACTAAAGTAATCCTCGATTTAAAAACAATAGCAATGATAGTAGGATTTGTAGTCTCATTATCTACAGTATGGTTTACATTAAAAGCAGATATTGCTAGAGCAATGGTTCTACCAGAGCCCGTTATTGAAAGAGTTGAATACGACTTAAAAGATGAGTTGGTTCGTCAAACTATAATGGATACTCAAGAAGATGTAGAAATGCTTTTAGAAAAATTTGATAAACTAGAAGAACGTCTATATGAGTTATCTAAAAAACCATAAAATGAAAAACATTATTCTTCTATTATTAATAACCCTTCCTATATTTTCTATTGCACAATCTCAATATGAAGTAACCCCTAAAAAATACTGGATTAATGATGTTAATTTTGAAGATAAAATTCATCCTAAAGATGCATTTGGAGATGATGATTCTTCTTTAGTTATAGTAGAATTTTGGGCTAAATTTAATGAAGATAACTGTTTTAAAGATTGGAATAAATTAAAAAATGTTACTTACTATAGAATAGATATAGCAACAGCCCCAATAGCTAGAAAAAAATATAGAGTTAGAATGGCCCCTACATTAATTTTATTTGTAGATGGGGTTAAAACTAATGTATTTAAAGCAGGTTTAGATTTAGTACTTAAAGAAGATCTACTAGAAATACAATCCTCAATTGACGAAGCAAAACTTTCTAGTCAATTTTAATATTTATAACAAAATAAAGTTTCACCAAATAGTTATCTTATGTTAAACAAATTAAAAGAAAAATGGATGGCATTTAGAGATATTTTTAAAGATAGTAATGATATAAATGAAAAAACTGTAGTAGGTTTTGCTTCATTTGCCATTATGACTATATTTGCAATAGTAGACTTAGTAACAGGATACTTTGGAAAAGATTTAGTTATTAATGAATTTATATATGACTCATTTTTATTTATTACTTTAGGTAGTTTTGGTATTGCTGAGTTAGGTACTATTTTTAAGAAAAGAAAATAAAACACTATGAACTGTTATACAAGAGAACAAATAGAAGCTACTATGGCTAGTAAAGGTTATAAATACTTTACAGGAGGGGATTATGATGTAAACATTATTGGAGTTAGAAACTCAGAGACTAAAAATAGAGTTACTAATGCCTTTGATGACTGTATAACTTTATCATATAAAATAGAAGGTGAATGGCAATTTCATTGTTTTAAATGTACTACAGACCCGGGAACACATTGGGTAGAAAATGTAATAAATGAAAATGGGGTTGCAATACTTAAACCAGGTCAATATAGGGGTTCACATAAACTGAGATTACACCAAGGAAAATACTTAGCTTTGGGGCAACAAAAACCAGTCAAAGTATATCGAGACAATGACAGAGATAGTAAATATGATCTATTTGAAGAAAGAGTAGAAGAAGGTATATTTGGAATTAATATCCATAGAGCAACTAGTAGATCTGGTGGTACTTCTACCAGAGTAGACAAATGGTCAGCGGGTTGTCAAGTTATAGCTGATAACGATGATTGGCATGAATTTTTAGATATATGTCAAACCGCAAGAGAAATTTGGGGTAATTCCTTTACTTATACTTTACTTGAATCAAAAGATATAGTATAATTCCTTGGCTTGTAGCCACCCCCTTATTATATTTATAACCATGCTGAAAAAAATAAAACAAGGAATGTTTCCATTCCTAATCGGACTTTCTGCTTTGTCAGTTTCTGCTTCTGCTGCTTTCTATTCTGTTAGTGGTCTAAGTAAACTATTTGCAGGTGCTTCTTTAGAAGTTATTATAATGGCGGGTTCATTAGAATTTGCTAAATTAGTAACTGCTTCACTTTTATATCAATATTGGGATACTATTAATAAAACTTTAAGAACTTATTTAGCAATCTCTACAGTAGTATTAGTATTAATTACTAGTATGGGTATTTATGGGTTTTTAAGTGCTGCTTATCAAGAAACATATTCTAAACTATCCTTAGTTGAAAATCAAAAAGGTTTTATCCAACAAAAAATTGACTTTTACCAAAATGATGTAACAAGATATAATGAAGAAATTAAAAGAATATCTAGTAATATTAGTACTTTATCTAATGCAAAAGCTTCGACCATCCAAGTACGAGACACCTCGGTATCTGGGGGATTTAGACAAACAATCTCTACAACTGAGCTTAGAATGGCGCAGAATCGTATTAATATTGAGGAGGAGAATCGTAAGTTGGCGCAATCAAAACGAACAGTAGCATCAGATAGTTTACAAAAATTCCAATTACAAGTACTGAAACTTGATAATAATACCGAGGTAGCTGGAGAGTTAGGACCACTGCAATATTTATCGAGTTTAACGGGTTATCCTATGGATAAAATTATAAATGTACTACTACTTATTATAATATTTGTATTTGATCCCCTAGCTATATCTTTAGTAGTTGCTGCAAACTTTGCTTTTGATAAAGCATATCCAAAAAAGAAATACAAAGAAAATTTGTATGGGGAAGAAGTAGAATTAGATTTTGAAGTTAAAGATGCTGAAGAAATGAAAACTCAAGAGGAATTTATAAAAAATTTAGATAAACTTGAAAAGATAAGAGATTGGGAGGCAGCAGAACGAAGAATGGAAATCATAGGCCAAAATGGCAATGATGGAGAACACTACTCAGAATTAGATTTAAATAAGGATGGGAAAATAGACCAAAAGGAAATTAAATTTGCTTTAAAAAGAATAAAACAAATAAAAAATACAAAAGGTGGGGATTTAAAACCTAATAGTGAAATAGAAAGAGAATTAAAGTCTTTAAAAAAATTAATAGATGATTCTAATGATTTAACTAAAACTTATTAAAAGTAATATATGGAGATTTGGTTACCCGGAATAGGGTTCGTATATTCACCATGTTGAGCGATTAAGCACAACACAAAAATAAAGGTCATGAAAGAATTTATCAAGTCAATTAAAGAAAATCCAAGAGAATTTGTAGAAACTATAGTGCTAATGAGTACACTATCAGTATTGTTTTATGTTTCAATGTGGATATTTTATTAATGTATAGTCCTTATAGTCCTGTAACGTCGAGAAAGGAGTTAGATAAGAAGTTTTCTAAACTACGTAAACTAACCTATAATGCCTTTAGATGGTGGAGAATGTATGATAATCCAAATAAACCTTTGTGCAATAGATCACCCTTCCGTGATCGTATATTAAATGGTGATTTTGATTATTCACACTACAAATATCAAGCAGATTGGTGCGAACATGAAATGAATGATATTGCACAAGAATGTGGTGATGATATAGGTAAATTTGTTGAAAAAACATCTTTATTACGTTCTCGAAGAAAACGTTTGCTTGAAGATTTTGAAAAAGATGAAAATAGTAAATTAGAAATGTTAATAAAGGCATTTACTGTTCATTTTAGATGTAATAAAGAACAAGTTTATGAAGAAATTGAAAAATGTAGTGGTTCCCTGATAGATCTTTATTATATTATAGAAGAGAAATATAAAATAGTCCATATGCCTTATCCATTAAAGCGTAGAGGACGACCAAAAAAAGTTATATAAATGAAAGTATCACACGAAGTACCTAGATGTTTACTAAACGCATCACAAGTTTTTAATGATTATGATTATTGTTTACCTCATCTATTAGATCAAGATGAAGAATATAAACAATATTTTGAAAAGGCTAGGGATGAAGGACGTTATGTTATTATGGATAACTCACTTCATGAATTAGGAGAAGCATATGATTATGATAGATTAAGATATTGGGTTAATGAATTAAAACCTAATGAGTTTATAGTACCAGATGTTTGGATGGATTGTTCTCAAACAGCAGCACAAGCTAAGTACTGGAAACAATTCAAATATCCTAAAAAAACAAAATTAATTGCTGTAATTCAAGGTGAAAATAAAAACCAAGCATATCTATGTGCTAACCTATTAGCTGAATTAGGATATGACAAATTATGTGTATCTTATGGTGCTACTTGGTATAATGATTTCTTCCCACATACTAACGCAGATATGGGAAAGGCATTAGGTAGAGTAAGATTTGTACAGGGTCTATTTAAATTAAAACAATTAAAAGATATTAAATTTCATTTACTAGGGTGTTCAATACCACAAGAATTTGGATGGTATGATGATGGATTTCCATCAAGAATTGAATCAATTGATACTTCAAACCCTATAATGGCAGCTTTGGATGGAACTAGATATAATAGTAATGGTATGAATTACAAACCAAATGCTAATATGAATGATTTTTTTGATATTGAATATGAAGATATAAATTATATCGATATACTTTAT